ATCGAGAAAAGACTTCACGCCTTTAACTGAATCCATAATCGATTTGTTTTGTAGTTCCAGATTTTGTTCAGCAACGCTTCTTGGTTTTTCGCCAAATGCTGGTATAAACCTTCGGCTAATTTCTCCATTATTTAAATTCTCCATAGTTACTACTCTTACAGAGTTATACCTATCAAAATATCTCTCAGCGTCTTCAATAGACAGGTTATGTTTTTTTGCATATGCAGCTATTACATTATTAGACAAGGGAACAATCTCTTCATGTGTAGCCATGTTTTCTTTTGGGTTATATTTTATATCATTTACTAGGTTAAATAAGGCTTTATTATCATTAACATAATCTACTGCTGCTTCATAATCCCCCAAGCTTTGTAATGTTTTTATAGTCTCCATAGCTTGTTTCTGTTTTTTTGATTTTTGCTTTTTTTCTTCATTTATTCTATTCCATTTTGAAGATACTGCCTTTTGCTCTTGATTAAATAAGTCTTGTTGTTTTCTGATATCTAACTGTTTGTTTTGTAAGGCGAGTCTATTTTGTTCTTGCATTTCTTCCTGATCTAAAGCCCTATCTTTTAAACCAAGAGATACCCCTGTGCTATAAGCATTTAACATTATTAATAACCCCCTAATATGGAACTACCCTGTCCCTGTCTGGCCGAACCTCTACCACTCTCAAATAAAGCTATATCACTTAGGCCTTGAAAAAAATCAGCGTTTGCCCTTTGATTTGCTGTTGTTGCTTGCGCATCAAAACCTGCTGCTTGTAAACCTAAATTTGCCTGAGGCATGATTGGGGCTGTTGATAGGTCAGCTTGATTTGCAGCTTGCCCAATCCTTGCGTTTAATATATTTGTATCCCTAGCTGACCCTAAAGCCCTTCTTGTCTGATTAGCTTGGTTTTGTGCATTTAACCTTGCATCAGAATATCTTTGCCCCATATTAAGTCTTCTGTCTCCAAACTCTTTTTGTAGGCTTAGACTTCGATCATTAAATAAATCTCGGTAACCCACGTTCCTTTCCGTAATAGCTTTTTGTTGATTAGCTTTATCTAACATTAAAGCAGCTTTCTGAGGTCCGTATTTTGCTTCAAGATTAGATAAGCTAGTATTAAATAACTCTGAAGCTGCAGTTTCTAATTCTGCTCTATCTCTGTTAAGATTTTGCATCGCGATATTCTGTCTATCTCTAATATTAGCTATCTGTTCCCCTTGTCCTCTTTGAATACCTGCAACTTGTCGAGTCTCATCACCTATGCTGTTTGCTAATTGGCTTGCGGTGTCTCGTTGAATGTTTGCTACTGATTGAGAAGTTTGCATTCCACGATTCAGCCCCTGTTGATTCATCTCTCTTAATGCTTGTGCTTGATCTGATGTGATTTGTAGATTAGCTCCTTCCAATATTTCACGAGCTGCAGCTGGACTTAAACTATAACCTTGTGCGCGCTGAATTTTTTGTAATGCATCAGTAGCTTGGTTTATTCGATATTCATATATAGGGTCTGTTTCAATGCCTGCAAAATCATTATTATACTTGGCCAACTCTTCTGTTGTGGCAATCCCTTGAAATACTTTGTTTTGCAAAATATTACGGTCCCTCAAATCTTGAAACCCTTGATACTCTAACAGTGCATCTTCTGCGCCTTGAGTAATGTAGTCTCTACTTAAAATTCCACCGTCTCGAAGTTCTTGAATTGCTATTTCGTTCGCATCTAGTACTGCTTTTTCTGAGTCGTCATAAGCATCCTGTATTTCCTCTTTAGAAATAGAATAATTGGATTCAATAATGTTATAAATGTTATTAGGGTCAAGGCTTCCGTCTTCCAAAACTCTATCTGAATCATCAGCTGAAAAACCTTTGCGAAGCGCGTCTATAGATCCGTCATGCCCATCTTCAAAAGTTTGTATAGCATCATCATATTGCTCTATAGTAAGCTTGCCTGACTGAACTAACTCTTGCATTGAATTATCAAAATTTTCTTTATCCTTTTTTGCAAGATCAGCTTCTAAATTATTAAGCTCTTCAATTGCTCCTGTTTCGCTATTGTTTAGATCTCTAATTGTTCCGGCTAATTGCTGATCTACTGCATTTTCACGTGCATAAGCGTTCCATTCGTAATCTTCCAGTGCTTCATTTACCGTTTTCTCGTATTTTTGCTGAGCATCACGATAAAGATCTGATATTAATTTTCTTTGTCTTCTAGCTTCCTCTGCTTGAATTTTGGCCGCCTGTCTGTCGGCATCTGCTGTAGCCTGGCCCCCTAAGAATGACAATCCTGCACCTAAACCAAGTGCCCCTGCTAAAGCTATACTGATTACCATTAAATTACCTCCTTAAATATATTCGACAATAATATAACCTCTATTTAACGTTGTCGATGAATAGTCAGACCCAAATCCACCTCTTATGATCAGAGTCGTACCCGATCGGATAAAGAAATCATCTATTGTTTTATATTCACCCACAGTCCCATCATCTTTAAACAAAATAAATCTTAGGCTAAATACATTAGTTAAATTCAAAGGGGGATAGTCAGCTAAATCTTTTGTTTTAAAATTTGGACTGCCACCACCTGGGTAAACAATGTTAGCACTAGCCGCATCCCATGGACCTAATTCTATTAACTTTCGTTTCAACGGTGTGTCGCCTGCATAGGCCATAAAAAATCTACTTAACCATGTTAGAAGTGGTCGAAAATCATTAATCGACCTAAACTCAGGTAATTTTTCTGTTTTAAAAATCATACTTATAAAAGTCCTCTATTACAGTACTAATCGACAATTTAACAACGCCTTGATATACAATACGAAATTGCCTTGAATAATAACTACCCAAACCATATATTTTTTTTATAGACTGTACACCAGAAGACGCATTTCCTTGATTCATAGCCCGTATTTCATCTGGCTGCAATGTTGTATAGTTAACTGGAAAAACCTCTGTTAAATCAATAGACTGAGTATTCTCAAATAAATTTTGATTTAAATCATCCCTGTATGACAACATGACTCTTGGAACATACTCAATTTGACCAGCCCATGGACTATAGTTTTGAATAGGACCGCTTTTAATTATCATTGATATGCTTCTTGAAACCTTTCTAATGGTACTATCCCCATGATCAATATTGCCTGTGACAAGCTCTAACCTAATGGGTTTACCATTATCAGTAAAAGTATCATCGTCAAAACGCATGAAAGTATTATCAAATGCGCTACCAAATATAGTAGCGTTAAAAGACCTTCCGAAGGCACAGCAATTACCAACAAAACGGGATTCTTTCAAAGAAATACTATCATAGTAAGTCCACTCAGCAAAATAACCAAGCTCTACGTCATATACTAGAGTTTTATTTTCTGATTCAAATATACACATGATAAAATTTTTGCCATTAAATGAAAAATCGTACATCCTGCAATCACTAACATTTTTAAAATTCTGTATCTCAAAATCATAATTAGTATTTAATTGTATTATTTGATATCCATTTATGATACTAAATTTCCTATTACTATCGAATATATATATATTATCAGAAGAATTTGCCACAGAGTATCTTGACATTAGGCCTACGTTTAGAGTGGTACCGGTTATGCGCCGAAAATCCCCTAACGAGTCTAAATCCCAAAATTCAATAGTATTAGTACCAAACACGTGAATAACGTTTCTAAAAACATGCATGGCAATAACATCATCGGGGGCCGACTCAGCAATAAAATAATGTGACGCGTCCCATGACGTTGGCGCTGTATTAGGGGCAAATGGAGCCCAATGTATGCGAGAAGTATCACTATCTAATGCGACTATATATTGATTTAAAAAATCAATATGTGTAACAGATGTTGGCGCATCTGTGTCAGTTACTTTATAAAGCGAATACCCTGAATTTAGAATATAATAAATAGAAGATCCTTTTGCAATTGCCATATGACTTCCGTTAGTACAAAAAGAAGCAAATTTATCACCTTCTAATTTTGTATTCATCAATCGAGCAGCAAAAGGCAATGATTTTCCATTAAAGCTAGCTGTACTCATATAAATGGCTGCCACTGTACCATCCTCACCAACAAATATTAACTCTTCCGGATTGTCCCACCATACAATCCCAACAGAATGGTTTATCCCAGGGATTGCCAACGCTGAATTTCCATTTGAGACACCAGGTCTAGAGACTAAATTAGAATTATCGCCTTCGATATTAAAATAGCCATTTTTTAAAATTTCAGAACTACCTTGAAGTACCTCAGAGTCAACGTTTTTATTTGCTGGACGATTAAAGAACAGCTTTGCCTTAGTCATTCTCTAAAGCCTCTATTCTTTTGTGTAATTCAGAAATATAAATAAATTGAGATTCAACTGTCTCCCATAGTTGATTTGTTAATTCACCAAGAGAAGGTTTTCTTCTTTGAAACGATTCCCTTCCTATAATTGTGGATAAATGCAAGTGTTTTTTAGTGAAGTCAATCTCTTCTTGCAATGATTTTAATTTATAATCCTTATCATTATCATCTTTGGGAGCCCCTAAATAAACATATTCAAAAACCTTATCTAAAAGTTGAGTTCCATCATCATATACACCGTTTTCTGCATTAACCGTCCCATTGCCCATAAAGCCACCACTTGGATTGCCGTATATGGCAGCATTAGACTCTCTTATTCCTGGGTCGTTAAATCGTGAACTAATTACCGGAAAATAATTAGTATTAATAATACTACCCCATATATCATAAGGTACATTATCACCACTATGATATAATCGCACCGATGCGCCCGCACCACCCGTAAAGATTTCTCTTTTTGGGGCGATTACTTCTCCATTAATATGTAATATTTTTCCTGCCGCAATATCAAATTTAGCACTACTGCCAGCATCAAATAATAATGTAATATTGCTTGGGATAGTTGCTTCGTTTTCAATTGTCACGTTCGTATCACCTGTAATAACTAATGTCTTAGCATCGCCACCTGCAGATAATACAGCTGTATCAAGCGCTACCTTATTATAGCCATAGCTAGTAAGATTGATTTCATTGCGTAAGCTTTGAATCTGATCGACATTTTGAAATGTATTTATATTAGCCCCTGTTGAAGTTGATATTTTTACTGTATATCTACCTGAGCCATACAGAACTATTCGTCCAGAAGAAGACATAATGGTCGGGTTTGCTGAATATCCTGTTGTATCAGTATAATCTGGGGTAGTATATACATTTTTTAATGTACTCCCATCAGGCTCATAAAAACCAACGATAGCCCCAGCCCAGTCGCTATTACCTGATGCTAAGAATTGAAATAAACTAGCCTTACTCATAATGTATACTCCTTACTAATCAAAATCATATCCTTGAGGAATGAACCGCACAGGCTCATTTTTCATAGAAGAATATTCTATTTTTTTCTTAGAAACATCTGCAATCGATCTTAATTGAATAACTCTATCCATGGGAACCCCTTGAGAAATAGCTAACTTAACGGTTAAACAATCAACCAATGCTTCTCCCCATTCAATTGGAAATGATATTAGTCTATTTCTATTATCACCATCGATATTTATATCCATTGATGATGTTGTTGTGATATTACATTCGCACTGATATTCATTTTTATCTGGGTATGGAAATAGATGCAATCTACCCATTAATTTATTTTGAACTGGGCTAGTTAATGAGCCACCCCCCTCTAAGAATTTTTCTATATAATAATGAGAAGGCTTGCCTGTGGAAAAATAATCAATTTTCTTAAAGTATTCATCACGACCCATCTCTTCTAACATTAAACCAGAGTCATTTTTTTTAGATTTATCTTTCAATTTAACCCCGTTTACATCAAGTAGGTAGGGTATGATTTTACTGTTTTCTTGCTTTCTAATAATACCTGAAGCGCTATTCGGTATATCTAAAGATCGAATTGTTTTATAGTATGTATTAGGTAAATAGACATTTACAGTTGTATTGTTTTTGCCTTGCTTCCAAAAAGATCTCCAATTATTAGTCGACAAGCCGCCTGGCGGGCCAGGCAAGTTGTACCCGCTTTGCACACATTCAAAATTAATATTCCCAGTAGTTTCGCCTTCAGGAATTCCGGTTATTATACTAGAATCTTCTAATCCAAGTACTAATATATCATTCATCCATAAGAATATACCTTCGGAGTACCATGACTTTACCAGTAAATTTAAATAATCTACACCAATACTTAGTAAGTCGTTTTTAAGCCCTGCAGAGGGGTCAATATAAGATGATACATTAACAGTTATACCCAAATTTCTATAAGCCAACTTAACAATTTCTTTTATCTCTAACTGAAAACTACTCATGTTACTCTCCGTCATAAGGTTCAATATTGAATCCGTCTGCTATTAATTCTGACCTTGTCCAATAGTCACTTGTAGTGGAGTTTAAAAAACTCGAATAAGTACTATTAGTTTTAGGGTCAAATGCGCTTGGCATTAAATCGTCTATTTCAAACATATACTCACTCAACCATGGATGGTTTTGTAATATTGTGTAAGGAATAGACACTCCTAAATAAGTTGTTATTGCACTATCCCATTGCGAAAACAATAAGGTAGAAGTAGTTCGCCCATACTTTTCCATTATTCGCCCCCCGTGTTCCCCTAAATCAAGTGTTAATTATTTGGCCAAGGGCCCCATCCCGTCGATAAATGCCCCCAAGGCACACCCCATTTTTTAGCCAAGTATTGCCCTTCTATATACTCTGCTATATCATCAGAATGATCATCTTCATATACAAGCACTTCTGAAAATCCGTTGTACCAATCGGCATAAGCGGTTGGGGTCGGGTCTGTCTTTCGCCCGAATGAAATGTGATCCAATCCAACCGGAAACGCTGGTGGTGCTTGAGCAAAAGTCCTGCATAAAATGCCATTGATATACACCTTCATTTCATTGAGACCAATAACACATCTCAGTATTTGAAAGCATTTACTAACGGAAATGTTATTTCGCAGGCCTTGGTTTGATCCTAGTGTAATGTTATCTGTTATACCCGTAGCTGTACTATATATTTGAAAGCCCAGACCTTTATTTGAAGAGGAATCATTTCGAATTGCTATTTGATCATTACCTGTGCTACTCCCAAAGAATATATATGTGCCAAACCATGAGCCTACTGGGTTATTCTGATATCCAAATACAACGTAAAAAGTCATAGGCCAACTTGTCAATGGATACGGCGTTATTGCATTAGAGCTCATGACGTCTCCATGAAACTGCAAGAAATCCCTTCCGTCAGACATACCTGGTCCTTGGATGATCGCATTATAATTTGAAAAACCACACAACCTTGGGCACTGATTAACTGATGGAGACGTTAATTCTATACTTTCATTATCAACATCACGCACTTTTAATACGCGATCTGTCTGTTTCGGTTGTGAATTTAAAAAATCCCAAGTATAATCATTTGATAAGTCAAACCATATTTTTCTACCATACGAAGGAGGTGAGGTTAATCTCATAAGTTATTACCCCTTTTTAATACCGATAATAATCTAATACAACATTCCAAGATGCAGCCGTTCCTCCAGTATCAAAGTTTGCATTCATAACGAGCATGCCGTATAAGTTAGCATTAACGCTTGAGCTCTTAACTACCCAATCAAAGGCGTTTGACTGCAAGTGCCATCCATCCGTTGTTCCAGTGCTAGATAAAAATTTCTTCTTCTCTACAAATGGGATAACCGCTACTAATGGAGTAAGCGCTGCCATAGTGTTGCCCACTGTCATCCAATCCCCATGAGGGGGTATTGTTGCTATTCCACTTACATCATTAAACAACCATAAGGATACGTTTGGAGGAAATTGATAAGCCCCGTTTGTAATTAGTCGTGCTCCATGAATAGTATGGACTCGCTGTGAAGAAGTTGCATCAAAGAAGTTAGTAAACGTGACCCAGTTACCTGTAGTTGTGGAAGAACTAAAAACTTTATTCGTATCCACTGTTGTTGGCGTTACGGGATTGGTAAACGTGCTATCTAAAGTTAAGCTTGTAGGGTTTTTGTATAAACTATCCAGCTTAGTATTCATAGAGGTAAGAGGTACTGTGTTTGTTTTAATATCTGACAAATCGTCTAACTTAGTATCTGAAGATAACGCAGAAGCTTTGATTGATGTGGTGTCAGAGCTGATATCAGTTGTATTTGTAGCTGTTGTGGCAGTAGATGTCGACATAGAATTAGTATCTACCAAAATATCAGCTGTATCAGACTTCATTTGAGCAGTATTAGCTTTAACGTTTGCAAGGTCAGTTAATTTTGTATCACATGAAGACACGCTAGAATCAATGGATGTGTTAGTTGTAGATATGGTAGTTAATGTAGAATTTGAACCTGCAGTGTTTGTTTTTACATCAGCTAAATCACTAGCTAAACCGCCGGTATTAGTTGCTGTATTAGAAGTGTTTGTAACAACCGTCGCAAGAGCTGTATCGCTAGATGCTGCACTGGCCTTAATAGCAGTTGTATCAACTAATATCGCTGCGTTTGATGTTACTAAAGTTCCAGTATTGGTTGCAGCGGTAGCTGTCGCTGTGTCAATATTGTTCGTGTCTGCCAATATCCCTGTTGTATCTGAACTTATTGCTGCAGTGTTGGTTGCTGCGTTCGATGTATTAGTAACGATAGTCCCTAAATTAGTATCTGAAGAAGCAACGGAGGCTTTTATGGCTGTTGTATCTACAAGCATAGCTGCGTTGCTAGTAACTAACGTTCCACTATTAGTGGCCGACGTTGCGGTAGCTGTATCAATGTTATTCGTATCAGCAAGTATAGCCGTTGTATCAACATTAATAGCTGCAGTAGAGCTGGCCGTATTTCCTGTGTTAGTCGCTGTAGTTGATAAGTCGGAAGCTAAACCGCTTGTGTTAGTATCTGTATTAGCTGTGCTAGTTGCAATAGCTGTCAAGCTAGTGTCTGAAGATGCTACCGAACCTTTTATCGCTGTGGTATCTACAAGCATAGCAGCATTACTTGTAACAAGTGTTGCGCTATTCGTTGCTGATGTACCTGTGTTCGTAGCGGTAGTTGACAGGTCTGATGCCAATCCAGATGTATTAGTAGCTGTGTTAGAGGTGTGAGTTTCAATTGCCGTTAAGTTTGTATCAGAACTTGCAGTAGACGCCTTAATGGCCGTGGTGTCTACCAATATTGCCGCATTAGATGTAACAAGTGTCCCAGTATTAGTAGCTGACGTGCCTGTATTTGCTGCAGTAGTAGAAAGGTCTGAAGATAATGAAGCAGTATTTGACGCAGAGTCTGCTGTATTAGTCTTGATATCAGATAAATCTCCAAGCTTTGTATCCATAGATGTTGATGAATTAGCTATAGATGTTGTATTAGTTGCTGATGTAGCAGTGCTCGCCGCAGTATTAGAAAGATCTGATGCTAACCCCGATGTGTTTACGGCTGTTGACTGAGAGCTTGTTTTAATGTCAGCTAAGTCGTTCATCTTTGTATCCATAGATGTTACAGCTGTTGCTGTCGTGCCTGTGTTTGTTGAGGCTGTAGTGGTAGCGGTATCGATAGATGTTAATTTATTATCAGCTGACGCTGTTGACGTATCGATATTCGTTAACTTAGAAACACTATCGCCAGTGTTTGTTGCGACTGTATTTAAGTCAGTTGCTAAGCCGGCAGTATTTGTTGATGTATCTTCTGTAGCAGTTTTAATATCTGCTAACTTTGTATTCGCCCCTGAAACAGAACTTGCAATAGCTGCCGAGTTAGCTTCTTCACTTTTATATGGACTGCCCGAAGTACCATCTCCAGTAGCAGACAAATATTTCTTATTGTCATCGGCATCGATAAATTCGAAATTTGGCATAAATTTTCCCCCTAAAATTTACTTATATCATTGCTAAATAAACGCTGTTTTTCTTTTGGCTAAAATCAAAACTATGGTCAGTGGTCGGGGATGGTGCTGGATGGTCTTCCTCTAGAGTGTATGATATACCATTTACAAACTCTTTTTTTAGCCCAGCCTCTCCTAGCCCGTGAACCCGTATAAGCATTAGACGCTCACCACTTTTGAGTTAAACTCTATTGTCGTAGCCTCATTACCAGGTAGCCCTGTATAATCAACGACACGTATTCGATACCCATTCGGTGGCCAACCATAGTTGCCGTCAATATTCCCAGATACTGGGTCGTCTGCATTTGATGTGATAAATGCGTCATGCGTATTAATATTTCGTGGCTCTGGATGCCCCTTTCCAAGGGCAGATAAGGTATGCTCCAATAAATATGTACAGACGTTTTCAGTCCCTTCAGTGTTATATGAATTTATATCCCAGCTAATCCCGTTAAAGCCCTGCTCAGAGGGTTTTATCCATGTAGACACACACTTGCCTGTAATATTGCCTGTGATATTTCCTGCGCCTACCATATTTGATCTAAAAACTCTTAATATCTTATTGAAGTATTTAACTGATTCTCGTGTGTTATTATTTGGGGCTGCAATGTCTTCTGAGATAGTATTTCCGTATTGGTCTTCTCCAAATATAGTGATCGTCCCCGTTTCTGCTGTGGTCGATGTTAAGGAAACCTTGTAAGACAAATCGCCTCCATTAAATTTGCCACCTTCAACTAAAGACCCATCTAAGGGGATGACCCCTAATGTGGATTGCGCTGTAAACAAACCGTCTGTTGCTGCGTACTTTGGTACTAATTTTAAATTAGGCATATGCCTTCCCCCTATTTTTTTTAATGTAATTGTTTTGAGACTTCTTTCGTAATAAAAAGCCGCATTGAATTACACAGCTAGTTTTTTTGTGACGCTAGAAGGGGCCCCCCCCTGGGCCCCCACTGCAATTAAAAGAGTAGGTTATGCACCTAGAGACCCACAAATCGATCTCCAGTCAGCACAGCCAATACCATAACGCTGTTTTGCTACAAACCGTCTAGATAGGTTACCTGGGATATCTTCATTAGTAACTGAAAAACCGTCTCTTATTTGAGAGATTAATCCTTCAGTGCTATTTCTTAAGAAATAAGCTGTATCAGAGGTTAGGTAAGGTGAAGCAACATAGCCTTGTGGAATTCTTGACTTGAGAATATTAATATCATTGTTATTGCCGCCAGCTACCTGGTTTGATTCTAACAAGCGTTGAGCTAGCGGTCCTAATGCGGATGGGACTAGTAACATTTTTGGTAAATTATTTACTGGCATACCGGCTCGTCTAAGAGTCTTGCTTGCGTTAACGATTAATGCTTCCAATGAAGTATTTGATAGCGCTGCAGCTGCAAGTTCATTAGAGTAGGTACCACCACCTGGTAGGTTGTGCGCGCCAATGATTGAAGCTTCGTCTTGAGCGGTTGAGCCCGTAAATGCGTTAGAAATAAATAACATATGGTCGCGTTCAAACGTTTCTTGAGAACTCATGCCTAAGTTTAAGGCTCTAGATTTTATTTCGTCCAATCGAGCATCATCTAGCGCCTCTTGTGAAATTACGTATTGAAGTGCAACCGTTTTATTTACAATAGTCTTTTGGCCATCCTGGATTGGCTGATCTTCAAATACTGGTTGAGCCTCCATCTTATCTTGTGCATACCCAAGTCCAGTAGCTAATGAATAATATTCACTTTGCCCTTTGCTCTCTCGTCTATCAAAAAATTTACTAGCAACTGCTGGAACGGACTCTTGTCCCCTACTAGCAGAAGATCTTACGCCATCTACATATGCTGGATTGATGGTTGAGCGTGTAATAGTCATAATTTAATCCCCCTTATTTTAATCTATTATATTCCTGCAGTGCCCTTATCGTCAGATAAGTTAAATCGTACAATAAGATCTTGATTCACTCCTATATTATCCGAAACGTGAACCTTTCCTTTAATTTTAACGTCATCAGCACCTGCTGCTGCAACAGTTGATAAATCAATCTCTTGCTGAGAGACTCCTGTGCTGGTATCCCCAACAGCGTCAACAATATCGCATATTTCAAACGTCATGTTTTCTACAAAGTCCGCGGCTGCAGAAGCCTGGGCAATGAAATCATTGTCAGTAGAATATAAGGTAACATGTGCACGCGTATTTGCTGGTGAATATGAGATAGGTACCCCATGCTCATCTGTTAAGCCTTCAACTACTCCTGTGCACAAACTTGCTTCCCCTGCTGCCAGTCTTTCAACGTGGCCATTATTTGTGCCTTTAACTGCGTCGCCTTTGCATAATACGCCGGCATATGCGTTAGATTTTATAAAATACCCTGTTACGCGTTTAATTTCGGTTCCCTGTGGTTGGAAACCTTTTGGTGTGTCATTTGCCATTTCATTTTCCCCCTTGGCTTTATTTTATGTGTAAATTACTTCTGAAAAGCCATGTTCAGAATAATTACGACTTTGTCTTGCTGGTGTGTTCTTATCGATCATCGATTGATGTTGTCGATTAGCACGAACCGTATTAGTCATATATAAAACTAGATCTCCATTCGTATGCATGATTAAGCCTTGCTCATCACCCATATAAGTTCCAGGTCTATACTCTGATAGTTCTTTTGCTTTCCTATAGTGCTTTACGTGTTCAGAGGTTGCTGGAACCCATCCACTTGAAATATATTCAACGGCTTGTTCCGGCCTAATCCATCTAAATGTAAGTCCCAACTCAGGATTGGGCTCTGCTAATAAGTCTAATATTTCCAAATGATGAGACGCATCAATTGCATACAATTCTTCTTCATCTGGCTCTTGTAAAGCTCTCTGCAATAAATTACTATCTGTTTCGGGTGTTTTTTTTACGTCTGTGTCAAGACCGTTTTCTTGATTAGACTGTGTGGATAATTTTACGTCATTATCTTGACGATATCTCTTTTTAGCGGCCAACTTACCGTGAATACGACTAGTTGTTGCTTTATCTAGATTACAGGTAATATTATCTCCTGTCTCTAGACATATATCATACAAACCTTCTTCATTTTTGTCAAGGCTTACAATATTGTCGAAATGCACGTTCATACCGTCATGCTCAAAATAATCTAATTTCTTTTTCTTTTTTGACATTTTATAGTCCTCTCGATTGTCGCCATGCAGGCTGCTTTTTAATAAAATCTTTCACTTGTTTTGTTGTTTTACCTGCTAGTTCGTTAGAGAAGACTTCTTTGTAGCTTTGGATATCTGATTTTGTGGGCTCGTCATCTTCATCGACAAAATTTGATGCCTGTGAAACACCTTCAGTTGCAGGGGGTGCTGATTTTTTATTTTTCTGATAAGTCTTTAACTCTACTTCTTTTGAAACAAGATCAAGTATTTGTTCAGCTGTTAAATTGCTATATTTTGGATCTTTATCAAATTTTTGCGACAATTCAATCGCAAGGTCTGTTTTCTCTTTATCGACCTCATACCAACTGTTTTTTGACCTAAAATATTCATCTGCACTAAATTCAACGGGGGTTTTTCCTAGATATAAATCTCTTAACTGCTTATCATATTTATTGAACCCATCCCAGTCATTATTCTTCATGGCTTCGGTTCTTAGGTCTTCAGTGGATTTGATATCTCTTTTTTTCGCTTCATTTTTAATTTTATTTAACTCTGCCTGAGTAGCATGTAATTGCTGTTGATAGGAGGCTTCTAGATCTTTTTTTTCTGCAATAATTTGCTGTATACGTTCTTGAGCAGAGCGTTTCTTTTTCTTAGGTTGTTCTTCAACTCGTTCTTCAACCTGTTCTTCTGCTTGCTCTTCTGCTTGCTCTTCAATGGTCTCCTCGACATCAGTATTATTAATGCCGTCTTGAGCTTGATCAGATACAATTTCTTCGCTTGAATTATCTTCTATCATTTTACAACTATGCCCCCTGATAACTCTGTATATGACATCAAATCAGTACCCGTCGGAACTTCTCTTAACACATATTGACTATTATTTGTTTCATAAGAATCTTCAACAATACTTTCTCGTAAGGTAAGGCATTGCGAGTTAACTAAAACAAATTTTTCATCACCGTAATTCTTTCCAGTTGTCATAGCAGGCGGCCAAGATACAAAATCGCCAACTTTAAAGTTCGAAACTTGCGGTCCTATAGCTAAAATAGTGCCTTCAAACAAATCGTAATCATTAGATGTTTGACTTAATATAATACCAGACTGTGTTTTAGTTACTTCTTTTTGTTTTATTAAACAAACACTTTTTCTTGTTTCAATAATGTGCTTCATAATTTCTCCTGTATCATTTAATTTCTTTTAACTCTTCCAATAAGTCGGCCAAACAGCCTATTCTGCCTGAAATGTTATTAAAATCTCTAAATAATTGGTCTTTGTCATTTGAATTTAAATCGCACATAATTGATTTTTCATCTTGTATAATTGTCTCTATGTATTTATAAAGAATTTTACTTTGTGGCATTGATATCCACTGTTTAAATTCAACTCCCTCTAAGAGACTTTTCTGTTTATTCAAACTACCTCCTTTCCACTATCCATATCTTTCTGTACTTCGTCAGCTATTCTTTGCTCCCTCACCTGAGCCTCATTAATATCAGCATCAACTTGGCTAGCTATAGTATCTTCATAAGTTTGCTGTTCTGCTTGCTTTTGCGCTTGTTCTTGCGCCATTTCTTGTCTCTCCTGCTCTTTATCAATTTGTGCAAGTAATTCTTGAATGGTATCTTCATCCTCACCAATGGCATTTAACCTAGACTCTAAATCTAGCTTTTGAGCCTCAAGATTGTTTGCTAATAAGGGGTTTTCCATAATAACCTTGTGCAAGTACTCTGCCTTAGCCAACGCCTGTCTTTCTGATATCTGATTTGGATCTGCTATTAGTTCTATTTTAGAAATAGCCTCTATATCTTGAGTGGCAATCACTCCTTCATAAACCATTTGCATAGTCTTAAAATAATCATCCTCTATTAAGTAACGCTCCATCAGATCTTTCATAATCCCAAATTCTTTTGTTATTGCTAAATGGATAGATCTTTGTATTGATGTAAACATCTCTTCGGATTTTTCTATAGCAATTTCTGCAGCGGTAGCTGTGGTGTCACTTCTTGGGGCTTGACCATTTGCAATTTCTGTTTGCGAGGTAAATTCATTCATACTACTTACTAGAAGCTGAATAGAATTATATAACATCGGACTAGGTGCCGGAAAATTAAGTACAGAAAATGCTTTTTTAACCTCATCAGCTCTTGTATTTACATGGTTTATTTTGCCTGGTGAAATTGGATAGTCCCCAGATAACCCTGTTCTTTTATCTAAAAACATTGGTGGCATCAAATTAAGTGTTTGAGCATCAATAATCTGGCGCATAATGGTATTAATAGTCTTCTGCGAACTGTAAAATAAGTGGCCAAACCCATAGCCATATATGCTATTAGGATTAGTCACACAGCTAACAGTTACGAAATAATGTATTGGATCATAGCCTTTTTCATCTTTCCAGCGAGGCGTTATTCGATATACTTGGCCAGTACTACGATTAAACGTGACTATTCTAGGCTTTCTACAATCATCCCCTTTGAGCTTGATATAAGTATGACACTCTACGACATCAATTACATCTGCGTAATCATTTGAGTTTAAAGTATTTTCAATACCTCTATTTCTCATTGATTCTTCTAACAAACTTCTGTCTTGATTTTCTGTAGGGACAGGAAGAGGGTCGTGCTTAATCCATAGTTTAGATTTCATTCTTTTTTCAATTTCATTTTGAGTGAAGTGTAGTATCTGGCTATATCTGTAAGACGATTCCAATGAAATACTGTTATAAGCAATAACGAAATCTTCAGGTAACACAAGTTCTGACTGCGGTCCCTTATCCCAAAATACTTTTCTTACATAAAACCCATCTCTAGCCAAAACATAAAACGACTTTGCATAACTTTCGAATAAATCAGTATTGTTTTTAATATGGTTATTAAAATATCTTTGAACCCTAACAGCACTTTCTTTAAATTCAGGAAGCACTGCGTAAGCACGGGTTGGAGATTTAGTGTTTTTTAATAAATTGTTTGTAGCGGTAGATTTAAACTTTGTAATTGCTGTATGCAAATTCGGTAAATTAACCTTACATGCGGATTGAGCTGAGGAATCTGATGATTTTTCTAGTATACCTCTTATATCTACCATTTTTTTACGCATTGATTGAGTGCTATCAAAATCGGCATCAAAGCCATCCTTAACTTCCTGCCCAATACGATCAAGCTCAGTCTGCTTCAAGCCTACTGCTTCATTCACTTCTGATAAAATATAATAATCTTCGTTTTCTTCTGCCATAATTTTCCCCCTATTTTAATGCAAAAAAAAAGGCCAGAAACCACGAAATTAATCGTAAATCTCTGACCTTTGTTATCTTTGGGTGTTTTAATACCTAAGTTTCTACGGGCCTTTATATATTATAAAAACTACTCTCTATTGTGCCACATATGCAGCATTAGTAAAATAATACATATCAATAATGCCTCAACCATTCATAACGCTCGCAATGCAATAAATTAAAAAAAGCAATGATATTAATGTTACAACAACGCCTTTTAACGACATAATTATTTAGCCTTTCTTTGATAAACTTTTTTTGTCATCACAGCGTTAATCATTACATTGTCTTTTACACAAATCTTGATTTCGCCTCCCCCTACATTCAGCTTTTTAATTAGTTCACCTATTGTAAGACTATCGTCTAAATTAGTCAAGAAGCTGCGCCTCCCTTTTGGTAAAAACCTTCCAATCAATGACTTGGTGCTCCTTAAACTTTGCAACGATATTTAACTCTCCGTTTGTTAGTCTTTCGTTATCAGCGATTAATAAGATAGCCTTAAATAATTCATTTTTTTTCATTATTAATACCCCGTTATCGGGTCAAGATTCGACCCTTTATTATTTACATTAAACTGATCTTCACCATCTTCCCATGTAGTTTCTAGTAAAGCTAATCTATACAAGTTTTCGCACATATCATCATCTTTCTTTGATGCCTTTCCATCCTTATCATAGCCCCAACTTGATATTTGCCCTATTGTCCTTACCATATCTCTAAAAAAGAACAGGCTAGGCTCACCATGAAAGTTATTTAATAGCTCATTAATAGATAAAATACCGTCAGACTTCTGTTTAGAACCTGCTTCTAAAAACAAATTATATTTATATAGCACATCATCAATTTTACCCCATGTTGTGTTTTCTTGATTTTTATCTGCCTTTGCAAGGGGATCACATATAACCCTGTTAATTTTAAGCCCATATCGATTCATTTTATTAGCTATACTCTCTCCAATAATAGTGCCATTACCTCTTATGCATTCCTCAAAACAACAATACTTATACCCAGCTTTAGATGTAGCTAAATACAGAACATCATGCTCCTTGCTCATACCAATATCTATCGCGACATCAACAAGCCAATCCTTAGGAATCTCTTTTCGATCTATAACGTGTTTCTTGTAGTCAAAATCAGGCAATACTTTTGCTGCAGCAAAGGCGTCTCCACCTTCAATTCGAACTTTTATTTCATCTGCGCTTAAAGCTGCTTTAAATTGATCAATACCTTCCTGAGACAAACCAAAGTTCTTGTTGTCGTAAGAAGTTCCCTTAACATGGAAATAATCATCCCTTAATTGACCCTTTCTAGGGCCTTCTTTATACTTAGCTTCCTCGACATCATCCTTAAACCAGAAGGCATGAGTGTCTTTTTTAGTTAATGTACAAGAATAGAATTCCAATCCTTCATAGTCAGTTAAACCTCGCATTGTGGCTATTCTAACTTCTTGGCTCGGAGGCTCATCCCAGAAGAGAGCATGGCAATTACCACCCTCTAACGTTTTCGGGTCCTGTCTATTAGAATAAATCTTAAGCTCACTACCAGTTAAGTCATCTTTATGATAGTTCTCCGCACTCATATTATTCTTTCTGGTTGTTTTAGGTCTTGATTTAGGCCATAGATCATTAAAATTCTTAACTAATACATCTTTAACATGAGATTCCCAATCGGAGCCTATCCACTTAATACTGACCGGACCTTTCCATTTATATTTCTTCCATATCCAAAATTGCTTCTCAGGATCATCTAATTCCCATGGAAAACACCCTATCATTATTGAAATGATCAATATCACCATGATCGTGGTCTTCCCAGACCTATTACCGCCTGTATAGGTAAATAACTTAAAAGCGCCTGTTTCAAAAGCCTCAATGATTTCTTTCTGCTTAGGATTAGGACCCCAAGTCCCATAAGGACCTAGTTTACCGTACCCAGGCTTACCAAAGTACTTAAGCTTATCTTTTAACTGCTGCTCAGTTATATTATTATCAATCTTAGCCTTTTTTTCTTTTTTTTTCTTTATACCTGCCTCTAGACTTAACATCTTTTTTTCAAGATATCTAATCTCATCAGCTACATTTTTAAATTTCTTCTTATCTTGCGACATAATAACTCATTATATCCTTATACTCTCGTGAACCGCTTCCAGCAGTACAAGCTTTATCGCACATCCATGCTAAATAAGGTTCTTTCTCTCTACCCTTTAAATCTCGATAAAATACATAACTATCCATCCTCTCTTTGCAAACAGGGCATATAGCCGTTTTAAACGCCCTATCTCGCATCAGGGTAATCCTTATTTATTACAGGGTATCCATGGTTTTTAAAATAATCTCGCTTCGCTAAAGTTAAATCCTCGTTTAAGTGATATAATAATACCTCCAACTGTAACAACCTAGCTTTGGCTTTAGCAATCTTTTTCATAGACTCTTTTTTTGTAGGCATTTAAAGTTCCTTTTTATTTTTTTCGTACTATTGAGTGGGCCCAACAATCTCAACCAAAAACGACCCCCCCCCTTAAGAAAAAATAAGAATATTTTGAGCTTTCATTTAAGATCATCCTGTATATTAAACAGGGGGTTATTGTGCTTAATTTATGGCAAAATACCTAATTTTGATCACCACTTTAATCCCCGCTTTCATTTTTAAGTTGGTTTATTCGTGCATTTATGTCAATTAATGATATCTCGTCGTTATTTATCTGTGAGCTTAAGTCCTTCGACTGGTTTATGTTTATTTCAATATTATTCTTAGCTCCCGTCCTACCCTCTATCGTACGCAATTCTTCCCTATTGTTCTTAGCAGCTAAATGAAGCTGAAAGAAAGACGCTTTATCAGCCTTAGAATTAGCTATCTGATCATACAAATAAGAATTTAACGTCAACTTATCTATCTCGGTCTTTTTTATTGCGTCCACCAGCTCTTCCACAAGGGAATCTTCAATTAAACTCCGTGGATCATGATATTTTTCATGCACCGTTGATTTCGGTATACCCAGAAGAGAGGCTATTTCTCTGAATGATTTGTTGTAGTTATCTTTTAAATTTCGAATAACTTGAGGTGCCGCAATACCATGGGCGGGTGGTTTGGGTTTGATAGGTTTCTTATTTGTCCGGCCCTTCTTTTTATCCTGGTCCATGTGTGCCCCTTTTGGTTTGCCGACCTACCCTAGAGGAGGGAGTGATACAGGGCAGGTCAGGCGAAAATCAATGTGTGTGCGTTTGTTGTGATGACAAACTAGATTTATAATATTGGAACTATACACTTTTGTCAATGACAATTGTACACTAAATATGTTTTCAAATACACTAATATTTAATGTGTGTACTTGTGTTGACATGTGCGCATTTGTGCGTTATTATATGTGTAGATTAAAAAAAACAGGAGGAAAGAAAATGAACAAGAAAGAAAAAAAACTAAAAGGAGTTAGCTTTTACTATGAGATGTGCGATGGTCAGTATTATCCTGCATCATACGTAAAAGATGGAATAGAGGTCAAACTTAATGATGAAACATACACAGAAAAAGAAATAGAAGATCACATGATAGAGCTTAAAGATTATTATTTTGGATACGTACAGGATTGTTTTGACTGCTCTGTGTCTGATAAAAATATGAAGGTTGTTTCTGTTTTAGCTATATTAGATACAGAACTTGATGAGGATGGTTTCCCAATTACTATCGTTAGATATGAGGCAAAAGAAATGGATAAAAAAGAAGAAAAAGAAGAAAATTCATTTACTGAAACAGAGTTGGCAGATACTGAAACAGAGTTGGCAGAATGGATGGAAATACAGAGACAAGATAGAAAGAACGGCAATTTAGATCAGCAAAAAATTGATAAATTAGACGCTATTGGGTTTCCTTGGTAACCTAATTAATTTAAACAATCTTTCAAGGAGCAAACAATGGATAAAGAAGAGAGAATCAGAATAACAGTGATTTTGAACAAGAGTGTATTTTTAAGAATGAGAGATTTAAGGGGTGATATACCTCAGTCTAGATATTGCTCAGCAGCTATAAAAGAAAAGAACGATAGTACTTATTTAGCAATGTCAGATAAGCAAAAAGAGGATTATCTAAAACGTGTTAAGGAAAATAAAGGAGATAAGTAAGTATGGTATTGAGAAATAGATTGCAAAGTGGAAGACTATTTGACAACAGGGGGAGAATAATGAAAAGTGGATTTGGGTTTGGGGATATTATGACTTTCTGCGTCATGATAGACATAGAGGCGCTAAGCTTAAGGCCTAATGCTCAAATTGTTAGCATAGGTGTTGTATGCTTTGGCTCAGAGAGGATATTTAATATAAAAAATACCAGCGATAATTACGACCAGGACAAGGGCGTTATTTCATGGTGGTCAAAGCGAGAGAATGCAGATTACTGGTTGGAAGAGAATGAGAATTTATACAATAACACTAAAGATGCCCTTGTAGCATTAAATAAATACATAGAGGTCGAGTTTGATAAACTTATAAAAGATTTCGATCCAGATACAGAAAACCCTAGAGGCTGGTGGGACAATATAAAGTGGGTCTCTAAAGGGAGTTTATATGATTTCCCTATACTTCAAAATGCATATAATACAGAAGGAGTAGCAGTTCCTTTTACCAACTATAAAAATATATTATGCTTACGATCTATTCTAGAGATGGTAAATGAGTTTTTTAGAACTGAAGATTCGCGTCGAAAAACTTATAATTCATTCGTAAATAAAAAAGGCCGTGAAGTTGACCTACTACAAGAAATGTCTAAAGTGAAATTCCCAAGTATGCAAAAAAGATCAAGTGTTTATTACAGACTTGACAACTATTTTCTTGGAGAAGCTTCAACATACCCCTCTCATAATGCGTTAGAAGATGCTATTCAACAGCAACAACTTTTATATGACTGCCTTATGTTTCTTGAATGGGTGAATAAATAATTATACACTTATAGCTGTCAGATGTGTAAAGAGAGCGATATTTAAATATAAAAGGAATTAAAGATGAATAAAAATATAGACGATCTAATAAACGAGAATAAATATATATATGATCTAATTAACGATCTAAAAAATAAGGAACTCCCTTCCCTTAAAGCAGAATTAATAAGACAGAAGAGTATAAAAAAAGCTTTATCTAACAAGGAATTTAAAACAATCATTGATGATATTAAAGATCAAAGATATAACGATACTGTGTAGTGCCCTCCCGGGGGGGGCGTAAAAGCTACGCTTATTACTTGGTAGTGGGTTAATTTTTTATATATATTTAAGTAAGAAATAAAAGTTAGTTTCACGTTTTGAAATACGAGCTGGTAACCTTCGAAATTCTACCATAGATATTCAAATTTGTGAAGACTTTTAATACACTTAATGTGATGCTATACTAAATTCATGAAATACTCAAATTGCAACAAATGCGGAGATACCGTAGAACAGAACTATTTAGCGGATGCAATTTGCTTTGCATGTATTGATAATTCAGATGATATTTACGCAAATTCTTACGATATTTATTCTAACTGTATTCAAGAGCAAGCTCTAAATGATCAGTTAGAAATAAATAGAATGCCTAATATAAAAGGAAGTATATGCGGAAAATAAAGATTAAGCGAGAAAAAGCCACAGAGAGGATATTTACTGCTTTGTTAAACCAATCTTTAGAAAAAAGTAGGCTTAATATCTTAAATGATGATTTAGAAGAATCAGTTGAGAGATTAACAAACTTAACACAATATACATTTAACCTCATGGCCCAACACTCGCCTGAAATATTGGGGTATAACGACTTTCAGTATTTAGAAGATGAATCATCAATGGATGAAATAGTCTTGCTGGCTAGCTCTGACGATATCGATATTGATCAAGATCTACAAAAAAATCACTGACAGCAACACCTAAAGCAGTTGCCAATCTAACCGCATTAATTAGAGAAATATGTTTTCTTTTCCCTCTCTCTATTTGTGATATATACGTAAAATGAAGTTCCGCTTTTTCTGATAACGAAAATTGTGATTCACCTTTTTCAAGACGTATTCTTTTAAGATTCTTCCTAAAGCAAGAATAAACGATATCGTCCTGAATAGAAAAAACCATAATATCTCCTATAAAAATAAGTCTTGAAATGGCCCTTTTAAAAATTGTATCATTAAAATTAACGTTTAAACATAGACCATCGTCTTTAAGACTTTAGTCTAAATATAAAGAAAAAGCAGGAGGCAATTACTTGAATAACCCAGTAAAATACGTAGAGTGTGACATTGTATATAGCGAAGAGGGGATATGCATATATAAAAACAATGAGGGTGTTTTGAATATTATAGTATGCAATTCGGTAAAAGAATCGCATAGAGATAACCTTGTTAAAAAGTGGGTGGAAAAAAATATTGAAGAACTGACAATATGTAAAATTAAAATACAAGAAAAGACTATAGTCTCATAGACTATTGTCATATTTACTTTTATTTAATATAGTTTTATTGACTATTTATTTATCATTATTGACCAATATATAGATAAGTTTTATTTATTTTCTATGGGTTGTAGTTGGCAGTAATATTGCAATAGTAAATAGATAGTAAAATATAAACAAATATAGGAGGAAATACATGTATTCTACAATGGGATGTGATATAAACGATTTAATAAATCAGTCGCAGGCAAATCAATGGTCTCAGATGGTTAATTTACTGTGTAAAAAACATGTTATAGCCAATCAAACCGCGTTAGTCGAAGAAAAATTAAGGTCGCCAGGCTTTGCATCATTAAATATAAGAAACAGCCACTATTACCCTGAATTAAGCGCTTCAGGACTGGAATTAAGGTATAGGCATGGTTCAAATGAAACAAACGAATTATTACATATTAAATTAAAAGCCTTAAAAAGTGCAATTGATGAAGACACCGATGATATAATGAGCATGAAAGAGCTCATTAAGGGTGAATTAAAAGAGAGAGAGCACCAGGCTTCACTAAAGTACCCTTTTCAGATACACGAGTGGTATCTTGTGACGTCTTATTTATCAAATGCTTTAATTAAATTAAAACAGCCTGTATTGGTTAACAAATGCGGAATGTGGTGGGGTAGGGGTGATGGGTCTATTCAGAAAGATATTTCACTAATCAATATTGCAACAGATGGTAAAATCGTTGATGGGTTGATTTAAAAAAAAAAGGGGGGGGGCTACTCTTCGCCTACCAATTCTTCGATACTGTCTCCTACCAGTTCTTCGATACGTACATCTAGAAATTTAGCAATTAAAGCAGCGTCCATTAAATTAATACTACTATTATTTACTTCGATGTTTCTAAGCCAGGATGGGCTAATACCAACTTTACGACACAGCTCAAAACGGCTCAACCCTTTAGCCTCTCTCGCTCTTCTGATTTTAGCACCTGTATTCATAACCAAAATAATAACATGAGTCAACCACAGATACCATACCAGACTTGTAATAAAACGATCATTATAGTACTATAGCGCTATGACCATCGAACAACTATTACAAGCTATTAACGCTGAATTACTGGGATTACAATACCTAAGAGATAAGTATCGATAATGGCCACTGACCTATCTTGGGTATGGGTATTCTTGTGTTTCTGCATGTTAATTAGTTTATGGTATTTCATCTCGATGATCAGCACCCTTACGATTTTAGTTTATGAAATCAAAGAATTGGTTCAAGACTATATCGCACCCCAAAAGCCTTAGCCCATTCGCCCTGGGTTAGGGCCCCTCATAAAAATATACACAATGATCATTTCGTGACATTTCGTTACATAAAAACACGGTTTTTTTGACAACTTATACCTTAAATGGGGATCATATGGGGATAAATATAAAAAAAGCGATTATATTAATAATATTTATTATCTTCATTTTTCGCTTTGTTGTACGGAAATTTAATGGTGGAGGTGACCGGGATCGAACCGATGGCCTTCTGCGTGCAAGGCAGACTTAAGAATAACACGAAATGACGTATTTTGCTATATTTATGCACAAATAAATGATTATACAATGATGTGAAAATTGCTAAATATACCATTTAATTCATAAAGTGGGGATCATATGGGGATAAATAGTGGCACAGGATTCAAAACTCAATATAACATAAAAATAAACAATTATTGGAAAGAAATTTTAAAAAAAAATTATATAAATGATGAGGCTTTATTAATATGCTCTAAAAGGTAATTATCTGTTGTGTTGATATTTAAATAATACTTCATTGTAGTGTTAGGTGAGGTATGACCCATTAAACTGGTCAGTGCCAATACAGATGCACCGCTCTTAGCTAGTCTTGTAGCAAACGTAGCTCGAAATTTCGTAATAGCACATGAACAATCAAGGTTTGTTTTTTTAGCCACTCTAATGAGAGATTTTCTTAAGTAGCTTGTTTCTGAGTAAGGTGAAATTATATCGTCATCCTTTAGGTTGTTATCAAGTATGCTCTGATTAATTAATGAATACAACTCCTTGTTGATGGGAATCTTGCGGCCGCGTTTTTTGTTGTTCTTCTGTCCTATTGAATTGACGCCTCGTACATTTATAAAATCTTCATGAACATCCTTCACTCTTAAAATCGAAAACTCAAATGCTCTAAGGCCTGTATTTAATAAAACAGTAATACAAAACTTCAAGTTTTCACTTGAATTATCATATAAGGTCTTTATCTCTAAGTCAGTAAAAATTTGAGGTGTTTTTTCTTCGGCCTTCATGGAAATATTAATTTCAGGGATAGTTTTAATGTATTTTTTCTTATATGCGTAATTCAATAGGCGCCTTATATCAGTTATGGTGATTCTGATAGTAGTTTTTTTTAAATTTCTATTTGCCAAATAAGTAATCAGAGATTCAATTAAAAACTCGTCTACTTCCGATACTGACTTATTAAATAAGAATGGTCTTACTCGAACCATGCTCTCGAGATAAACATTGAATGTACTGCGAGGCATATCACCACGTTTGACCTTGTTAAGGTAATAAGGCTCGAATTCATCATGTAATTGGTTAAAGGTTATAGTCTTATTAACGCGTTCTGTTAGTCTTTCAGGGTTATATTTCATTTCATTAAGTATCTTATTAGCTTCACGCTTAGTTATGTCTTTTCCTAAAATACCAAGTTTTTTTACTGAAACAATACTATCTTTACCATTAACCCTTGTTCTATCTATAATATACACATTTTTTTTATGCTGAATCTTAAGACATAATCCCATTAGTATACCCTCCTCGACTCAATAACAATTCCACTAATTTTAAATCGAACCTCAGTTTTAGAATTAAGAATAATAGTCTCCCCATTGTTTGCTTCTAACATTTTTGAGGTCCCATTCACTATGAACTTATATATATGGCATTCAGAATTCATTTTATCCTCAGCTAATACATAGTGTATACCATCAGATAAATTTGATTGCGATTTTATTAGCAATATGTCTCCTTGATTAAAATGAAAATAAGAATTTGGGATTTTAATTGCAAACACCTGTTTCTCGTTACCGGTATATGGGATATTCCCATCCACTTTATTTTTCATCTCCTCTAAAACCTTAACCGGAAAGGGTTTAATTAACACTTGAGAATGAATATGCTCGATTGTGTCAAAATCACTCTCGATGTATCCTCCTAGCTTCATTAGATGTATATAGTCTAACTTGAATGCTTTTGCAAATATCATAATCTTTTCGGGCTTAATATCTCTACTTTGAGATAATATCATTGATATGTGAGATGCCGTTATATGACCATATGGCTCGGTGACCTTAGCTGCTTTTGCTTGATTACCATCAAAATTAGTATCTATATATTGTACTAAGTAATTTATAAGAGGCTGTCTTCCAAATCGGTTAATATGCTCCCTCTCTTTACTCGCTGCGTTCAATTTATTCCTCCTTTATTTATTTTACAACTATAGTTTAACAGATATTTAATTGATTTACAACAGTTATATTTTTTCCTTGACAATGCATAAATATGATGTTTTTATGTTTATAGACTTTGTTGACAAATGTGATGTTAGGAGGTGAAGAAATCATGACAGGAAATAACTTGGTATATATTAAAAAAGACGAGCTTATACGAAACTTAAGTAGCAAGAATTTAACACAAAAAGAGTTTGCAAAATCTATAGGGGTAAGCACAAGTTGGGTCTCTCAAATTAAACATGGCAAACCAGTTGGTCCAGAAGCACGAGTGAAGGTTATGAGGTTTTTAAGACTTAATGACGAAGCGTTTGATAGTTTATTCGAAATAAAATAAATATTAATTAATTATTAAGAAAGGGTGACAAAAAGTGAATCAACAGTTAACAAAAGATATGACAATTAGTTCATTTATCGAGTCGATGGTAGAAGATGCATTTCAGGAAAATTTAAAAGCAATACTTGAACATGCTGCACCAAATAAAGTTATGAGTTTAAAAGAGATAGAGTCTGAATATAACATTAAGCCCAGGACAATAAGAAGAGCTATTGATGATGGTGAGTTGCCCTTCGTTTCAGGGAAGAGCGAATCTAAAACAGGTAAGTATTTTGTATTAAAATATGAAATTGATAATTGGAATCAAGCTAGGCAACGTAAAATGGGGGTAATTCGATAATGATAACCCGCTTTAAAAAGAAAAACCCCTTCGGCAAAAGGGATTTATCATCTAAATTGTTAATATCTAGACTTAATTATAGCAACTTTTACAATAAAGATACAACCACATCTAAACATATCTTGTGTGATCCTGGGATTTTAGGGTGGGTCAAAAAGTGTTAATTAAATTATCCCATAGCGCTCTGAATGACTTTTCTACTTGCCCTAGAAAATTCTACTTTAGTTCGATTCACCGCATCAAAACAAAACGTTTTATCGAAGCTCTAGGGCTAGGTAGTCTATTTCATGAATGCGTCGCTATGCTTTATAAAACATCTGACTTAGATGTTGCTATTGAGCATGTTAAAAAAGAAGAGAAAAGGATTGAGCTAACATTTAGCTGGATTAACAAACAAAAAGACTATGACAGTCTGGAATATTCATCCACCGTTGTTCAGGCTGCATTGCATGCTTGGTATAAAAAGTTTTATGTATCTGACATGCATAACGGTTTAAAAGTAATAGAGCTTGAAAAGAAATATTCTGGGCTAAAGATAATTAATCCTAGTACAGGAAAAACTAAACGTAATTTTAGGTGGTCTTTTATCGCGGATATGGTTGCAGAGGTTGAAGGTGAGCTATGGTTAGTTGAATACAAGACGACGAGAACAGTTAATGAAGACTATTTTGAAAGGCTTTCTATAGATACTCAAATATCTGGATATATATATCAGTTACAAAAAATATATAATCGACCTATTAAAGGTGTTATTTACAGGGTGCTTAAGAAGCCTTCTATTAGATTAAAAAAAACGGAATCAAGAGCTCACTATATAGAGCGAGTAAAAGAATTATTTCAAGAAAAGCCAAATGAGTTTTTAATTGAAAAAAAGATTTACCGCACTAATGAAGAAATAAGTGAATTTGAAATTGAACGCTGGGAAAAGATACAGCACGTTGCATTCATAAATAAGAGGGGAGTTTACCCAAAAAACACTAACTCTTGCACCGGTTCTAGAAAATGTGAATACTTCACTTTATGCACAAAGAAAGAAGGCGCTGAGAAATATTATGAACGAAAGTGATATTTATCAATACGACAAAAATAGAGGTAAATACGCATATATATCTGAGCGTACAAACTTTGGAGGTGTTATTGAATCAATAACGATTGATGAGGCTAAGAAAAAAGTATTTTACAACATATTGCTAGATGGTTATGGAATAACCTATCCATTTGATGCAAAAAAAATAACAATCAAGGAGACTTATTAGATGGAATTACCAAAAATTAAAAATAAAAAATGCTCAGACCCAGCGAAATTATGCTGGCTTGTTTATGGCCCACCTAAAATTGGCAAAAGCAGTCTTTGCTCTCAGTTTGATGACCCCCTATTCATCGCTACGGAAGACCGTTTGAAATTCTTAGATGTATATAAATTACCTACAGAGGGCGCAGTACGATCTTGGCAAGAATTAGGGTCTATATTCCAATTGGTAGATCAATCAATAAAAAATGGTTCATTTAAATTCAAAACAGTAGTCATTGATACCCTAGATAATATAATTCCTTTATTACATGACCATGTGTGTAAAGAGTTATCGGTTAAAACACCTGGAGAAGCGCCACATGGTCAGGGTTGGGGTGCTATAAATAAAACGTTTTCTAAGTTTATCAATAGCTGGTTATCGTTAGGCATTGGTGTTGTCTTTATCTGTCACAGTGAAGAGAAAGTCGTAGAAACCTCTAAGATGCGAAGTAATAAGATTGTACCAAATATAGGAGGTAAACCGCGTCAAATACTGAATGCTGCTGCCGATGTTATTGCCTACGTTGACATAGACCCTGAAACCGAAATTAGGACTGTATTCACTGAGAGAACTGAGCTTTTTGAAGCCGGCGATGGATCGGATAAACTGCCTGGAAAATTTGAATTAAATAAAGGTTATAAATTTGTTAAAGAGTGTTTTAAAAAAGGAGATAAGTAATGGAAAGAATTGGAGAGATTTTAAATGACGATGAAGCCAACATTATATTGAAATCCATGAATGAGGCACCAAAAGTAGATTTTAAAAAGCAAGACCAAGATCGAGTTGATGCTGAATCTAAAATGAAGGATAAAGAGCGCCTTGTAGGTCGTTTTATATCGGCTCAAATCAAAGACACGGTTAAAGGAAAGCAGGTAATTGTAAAGATATCGATTATAACAGATGAATACAAAGATATCGTTGTTACTCTGTTTTTTCAAATTGAAAATGAATCAATTAAATATCTGCAGTCTTTCTTAAAGAAATTAGGGAAGCTAGAAGCTGAAAACACGCTTGAAACATTAACTAGAACTCTAGATTCATTAGTTGGAAATTTTTGTGAATTAGAAGTGAGAAAAACACAGAAAGGCTACACAAATTATTACGCTCGTCGTTTTGTGGATTCAGAAGAAGAAGCATTGGCGTTGAGTAAATATATTAAAGCTGACCAAGATGCAGTGAATAATGCTGTAAGCCCATTTTAAAAGGAGATAAAAAAATGCAGCAATTTAGCAGCCCAGATGAGTTTTTCAATGCGATGAAAAAAGATATATATCAAGATCTAGAAGCAATGGATTATGGAACATTTGAATCGGATGATTGTTTATTAACGGAACCAAAAAGACATGGAATATCATATATATCTGAAATTGATATTAATATAGATAGTGTCAAGCATATACCAAATACACAATTAATCCATTTTAGTGTGTTGCCTAGATGTGAAATAAGCTATAACTAAATTATAGGAGTTAACCCATGATAAATATTGCTAAAGGATACCATTGCAGTAATGATTTATTATTAAAGATTAATGAGGTTAAAGAACTCTTGAGGAAAATTAAGAATGGTAAATAAGGGTGATTTACTTAGTATGTTTTTTAATTTAGCTGAAAAAGTTAGTAATAACGAAAAAGAAATTGCACAACTTAAAAAAAGAAGGCAAAAACAAGATCGGTTAGCTGATAAACAAGACCAGATGAAAAAAATAAAAAATAAATATGCAGACGATGTCTATATGACAACTGAGGAATATCAAAAGTTAATCGATAAATTCGGAGAGGTTTTTACCGAAAAAGCGGTGGAACTTTTAAGTGGCTACATTGGCTCCTCAGGGAAAAAATACTACTGCCATTATAAAACAATATTGGGTTGGGTAAAAACTCGGTTGGAATCTGACGGTGTAAAACCAATGCCAGGACAGTTAAAGAACAGTAGTAATGTTGTTAGAAAAAACGAAGCTTACTATATGCTTCCACAAGAGGTTAGAGATGACCTTGAAAAAGATAAAGGCAGGCCTGTTGACGAGGCGACACGTATGAAAGTGAAGGAAATGTTAAAAGAAAATGGATACAGGAAGTGTTGAAATGATAGAGAGGTACTTTGTTGGTATAGACCCAGGTAAAACTGGGGCTATATCTATTATAAATAAAGATAAGTCTCTAGTTGAATGCTATAGAATTCCAGACAGTGAAAGAGAACTTGTTGAGATTTTCAGGGACCTAGAAGGTAAGGTGTATTTATGCTTACTAGAGAAGGTTAGTTCAATGCCTGGGCAAGGAGTAAAATCAATGTTTACCTTTGGAAAAGGCTATGGCTTCTTAAGAGCATGTTTAATGGCGTTTAACATTCCATTTGATGACGTATTGCCAAACACGTGGCAAAAGGCGTTGAATTGTCAAACAAAGGGGGATAAGAACGTTTCTAAGAATAAGGCGTCACAGTTATTCCCTACAATAAATATGACTCACTGGAAAGCAGATTCTTTGCTAATAAGTGAATATAACTGGAGGACTTACCATGGAAAATACTGATAGGCTTATTGCTGGGGCTATAAATGATCTTGAAGGGTGCCGCCAGGTATTAGACCAGATAGATAGAGTTGTAACCGAAGAATACGGGTCAGAAAATTTCGATAAAGCAAATGAGTATTCTGTTTCAGTAAAAAAGCTTCGGAAGACCATTGAGGTTTTTAAGGAGACTTATATTGATGAATAAGAAAGGAGTATAAATAGATGCAATCAATGTTTAAATATTTCTGAAGAGACACACCCTCATGACCTAAAACCTATTATAACCTGTGGTCAGTGTGGTGGGGCAACGACAAGGATAATATCAACTATGAATTTTCACTTAAAAGGGTCTGGGTTTTATAGTAATGATAATAAGAAAAAAGAAGGAGTATAGATAATGAGTGGAGTAAAAAAAGAGTTAATGGATATCACAAAATCTGTAGAATGTCGTGAAGAGGCAATAATTACAATAGAGAAAGGAATTAAAATAGCCAGAGATAAGAAAAAATTAATCAAGAAGAAAATTGATGACGCTAACGCAGAAGCTTTGGTTGATTCATGTACTGATTTAAAAGATTTGCGGAATGCCCTAAAAGCAGTACGTGACAATAAAAAAAGCATAGTAGAGATTGATTCCTACATAAAAGAATTGATTTGGGCAACTGAAACTTTAAGAGACTCAATAAGTTTTCTAATGGATACAAAGCTTAAAGCCAATAGTAACATAAAAGACATATCTTTGGGCATTCTTGAAAAAAGGATGAAGCTAGAAAAAGAAGCTGTTGAGTACTTACATCGCGGTAAAGATATACTAGAATTGTTACGTCCATGGACTTATGATAGCCCAAGGTATACCGATGCACCATTGGCAAAAGCATTAATCTATTATACATAGGGGATGTAGATGCCGTTATATGATTACAAATGCAAAGTGTGTGGATTTATAAATAATGTAAGACATCCTATGGATTTAAGCCCATTAGTTTCATGCAACAAATGTGGGCAAGAGACTTTTAGGATGATATCTGGGAGTGCCGTAATATTTAAAGGTAATGGGTTTTACTCAACTGATAATAAGAAAGGAGAATAAAAATATGGATGTTGCAAAGCAAGATCACTACGCTAGGTTTAAGATTGAACCTAAGGATTTTATTTTAAAGAACAAGTTGAATTGGATACAAGGAAATATCATTAAATATGCGTGCAGGTATCCTTATAAGCATAAGAGTGCTGAGGGTAAGAAGCAAGATCTTGAAAAAATTATAGTCTATGCTGGTTATGCAATAGAGGAATTAACAGATAAAGAATCTGCTGAAGATAAGCATACAGATGAATTTGAGCCTATAACTAAGTGGGTTCCAGTGAATAATAAACCTAAAGGATACGGGGTTTTTGCACCGGACTTTGATGTGAAATTTAAATCCTCTTTGTGGGGGGTAATTAATTAGGATGAGTATGTTGGATATCAAGACTAATACAAGGTATAAAAATATGGAACCCACTTTAGATCAACTTAATAAAGAGATAGAAGAAATTAGTGACTGTTTGCTAATGATGCAAGCCGAGGTAGTACGGAATGGCGCGATATGCTCAGCCGAAACATACAACAACAATCCCTACCTAAAGAACCCAGAGTTGTACGATAGATGGCCCAGAGTTGGACGATAGATGGGGGAAATAGTGATCATAATATTTTGATCTGAAAATATTGATAGCTTATAATTCAACACCGAATAGGTTTAATTTAATGTTCCCATTGGTTGGGTTATAAGCTATCCCTGCAGGTCCTACTGACGCTGTAGCAATTTTCTTTTTACAATCAAAATCAACTTTTAAATCCTTAATAGCCCCACTCATATCATCATTTAAAATCTTTGCTACTTGTTTTTTTGATTCATCATTCATATTTGCAGTTACTTCGTCAAATTTGGTAATAATATATTCCAGACCTTTATCGTCTACCTTTGTATTTGTTAACTTAGCTGCTTTTCTTGAAACTTCTAGGCCAATTCTAAAATACTTAAATGCTATTGCTCTATTTCTTTTTACAGACATCCATCTTATAAAATCCACAATAAAACCACCTAAATATTGAAAAAACATAACAATATAACTCATTTACTTATCTCCTTTATACTTAATATAACCATTTGTTGTTTTTATTAAAGCCTCTTTTTTATATGGCCTTCCAAACCTATTACACGATATGTGAATAAAGCCTTGCTCTGGGTAGTAAATTACCTGCCTATAATAGATATTAGACTCTTCAATTATCCAGTGAAACACATCTATTTGATCTTTGATTTTAACGCAATGAATATCACCAGCTAAGCAATATAAGTGATCAGAGTCTTGTGACCCACCTATAGCTTTATTAAGCTGGTTTGATCTTTTACCAGACAATACCTGGGTTGGTCCAAATTTATCTCTTATAGGCTGGAAACATGTTGTTGCCCATAACTGCAATGATACAATATCGAACTCATTAAATAGGATATTTGCAGCCACATCAGGATGATCCTTTGAGACCTTCATTTCTTTTAATGTTAGATTTTTAGATAGCTTAAACTCTTCAATATTCATTTTTCTACCCTGCTTAATAATTCAACGATATGGTCTAGTTTGGAAACAGTAATCGCTTGCTGAATTTGAATAGATTTCTGAGTGTCTTTTATTTCTTTAACGATAGGTTGTATAGCTACTGGTGCTTCTTTAATTATCATCTCGCTTACTTCTGTACGATCTGGCTTGTCTAATTCATAGAATAACAATTGAACCAAGACTAAGACAAGTGCCCCTAATCCAGTGGCAGCGGCTAACCAAACTCCAGTACGAAAAGATTCGTTTTCATTCCCATTTGTCATTATTCATCCTCCTGTCGACTTATTTGCCTTTGCCCTAACTGACTGCCCCCAAGCCGTGTCCCATACAGTGAAAGCCCCTTCGATCTATTTACAGCATCTCCCAAACTACGACCCCCTCTTGCTACCTTAGCCCCTCCTTTAATGGCTTGCTTATAAAGTACTGGGGATCTTGCGATTAAGGGAGTTATCCCTCTTGTCGTTCCTACTGCAGTAGCCGTAAGTATTTCTCTTGCCGTGCCAGAAGAATCTGAAAGGTAGTTCTTAGATGACCATACTCTACTTAATGCATTAGCTATCGTCCCGTTCTCAATATCTTCCATAAACTTCAAACCTTGTGGAGCTAAATTATCTATTTTTTGCAACACATCTTTTTGTGCTTCACCAATAGTGCCGTCACCTAATTTTTTCACACTTTTTTCAGCTGAAAATTCTTTAAGCATCGTTTTTGACATATCTTCTAAATCTATAGCTTCTGCGTATTTTTTTGTAAAATTCCTATAAGATTCAGAAGAGTCTTTTAATACGTCCCCAATATCTTTATGTAATTCCCACATAGCTGCGGTACCGACATTGTCAGATTTTAACCTATTAGCTTCGTCTCTTAAATTTTGCTTAATGAAATTTAATTTTTCCAGAGTTACTTCCCCCGCGTTAAGCTTTTTGAAAACATTTAACAGAAATAAAGACTCTTTTGGATTTAATTTTGTTTGGTCTATATCAAGATCTCCATTAGCAGCTTTTGTTAAAATGTTTTGAATTGAATAACGTTTTTGGTCTGAAGAAACTTTTTGTTTAATATTCTTTTCGAATGCACCTAGAACAGACTCACCAGTATCAGTAAGCGGTTTATTTAAGTCAACTTTTGTTTTTGTTTTTGATAGAAGTTCCATTTCTTGTTCAGCTATATCTTTTGCATTTTTCAAAACTTCACGCATAGCCTGTTTAGCACGTTTCCCCAAATCCAGTACGTCTTTATTAGAAAGCTCCTTTAAAGGCTTACCAGCCATTTCAGCGTCAATATATTTCTTAAACCAAGGCCTAGGTATTTGAGTTAACTGCTCAGTAACAACGCCTGCAGGAACACTTAATATTTTGCCTAGATATTTCGCTGCGCCAGTGATTCCTTTGCCACTTAATGCTAAACCAGAAACCATAGCTCCAGTCGAGGCCCCAGCCACAGTTGCAGACTTTGCTGCAGCGTCAACATCGCCTGATTGTGTTAGTCCACGTATGAACTCACCAGACATAACTTGGACTGCATTATCCAAAGAGTCTCCTAATACACTGCTCATTTTATTAATAGGTTTTTTTGTTACAGCTTCAACAATTTTTTTAGTCGCATTTGGGACTATTTTTCTGAACCCAGGTATCTTAGTGGCACCTAACGCTAAGTTACGCCCTAGCCCTGCAGGAGAAACTAGTAGTGCCGCATCTACTGCTGTGTTTACTGTATCTTTAGCTCCTGCTTTTATCTCATCAACTATAACGTCTTTCTTTGAGGCTCCGGTGGCAATTTGATCTACACGCCTTTGCAATTTACCCTCATAAAATTCTTTATTTGATTTACCAGGGGTTACTACGTCTGTTACTGCCAAAACAGTATCTGCAACTTTTCCAATTGTTGATTTGGGGCCATATAGCTCTTTTTCCAACTTTTGAACCCTCTCGTCTGCTACTAATTTCTGTCTTACTTGCGAGCCTTTTTTAAACTCTTCAGGGTTTAACCCTTGAGAATTAATATATTTTACAATATCTTCGTCACTTGCCCCGTCGGCATGCATTGCTTTTGTTTTCATAAATGTTTTAAAATAAGATACCATTTAGCGCTCCTTTAATGAAATAGTGATTCTCCCGGGGGTTGAGAGTTACCCTGGGTGCCTTCAGTTTCACTTTCAGTATTATCAGGGTAGTTTTTTTCAAAGTCATTAACAGTCATGTTTTTAAGCTTATTTGGGTCTATACCCATTAAAATTTCAACACGCCTCATCTTGTACAGTATAGTGTTTTTATTATCGTCTATAGTCAAACCATAAAGCTTCATAAAAGCCTTCTTCTCGTGTTCCGGCATAGCAGCACCAGTGAGTCTACGACTAAGTAATTCAGTAATATTAGCAACATCGCCTGTGAATTCTTTTGCTTCATCACTTGCGAACTTACCACCAGTTTTAGCTAAGGCCTTTAATTTAAGGTCCCCCCAAAGCCCTTCGGTTTCATCGAGAAAAGACTTCACGCCTTTAACTGAATCCATAATCGATTTGTTTTGTCGTTCCAGATTTTGTTCAGCAACGCTTCTTGGTTTTTCGCCAAATGCTGGTATAAACCTTCGGCTAATTTCTCCATTA